GCCATACCTGTTTTGGGGAGAGGATGGGACCCTTCACCCACACGATGACGGGGGAGGGGTGAGCACATGGTCCGGCCCGCACCAGTGCTAGCGTATGGTGGTAGTAAGCACTCACTGTATGCATGCAACGCACTGTATCCATGCGCTATCATGATGTATGCGCCCTGGCCTTGCGTATCCTCTTGATAAATAGAGGGTTGCCCATGCCTATTCTGTACTGCGAGGACCGTTACGGTACAGACTGATGGTGGAAGCTATGGCGTATAGCGATAGCGAGCACTCACTTGCACCATTGTGGTGCTGATGTGTAGCTATGGGCCGGATAGGAGCGAGAGCAGAATGGCTAAAAAGAAAACCACCGTTACCTTTGAGCCACAGGAAACCAGAATCCTCAGCATTCTGGAATCCGGACGAACCGTCGATGACGTAGCCCAAGAACTCGGTCTTACCACCGAGTACGTCTCCAACCGCGTGAGAGACCTCATCAACACAGCCGGGGAAACCATGCTGGAGCGATACCCGTCTGTCTACATGACCTCTCAAGCTATGGCAGGGCTTGATTTGGGTACGGACGTCATCAAGATGGCCCGCGAGGTGGGGATCAGTAAACCCATGCTGGACGCCCTAAAACGACGCATCAACGCCAAGCAGGGGCTTCAGCCCGCCGACCCAAAGGCTTTAACCGACAAGCAGATGATAACCGCCTTGGAAGAGAAGGCCGCGCTGGGGCTTTCCTACCTCGACAGCTTCGCGTTCGCCGGGGCCTCTGCCAAGGACATCCAATCGGTGATCGACGGCCTGATCTCTAACATCCAGCTTCTCAAGGGTAAGCCGACCTCCATCACGTCGGTTGAGGACCGCCGGAAGTTCAACGAACTACTGCCGCTTCTGGTTCTGGAAGCACAGAAGCGCGGCGTGGCTTTGGAAGGTGAGTTCACGAAGGTAGAAAAGAATGAGCCTGCTTGACATAGAACACGATGCAATCTCCGGTCTCAGCGATGAAGACCTGAGACAAATACTTTCCGCTGGCGTTAAGTTCCAGCAGGACGACGTTCGTGAGAATCAGCTTCTTTACTACACCCCAGTATCGGATCAGGTCGCCAGATTTCACGCCAGCGGCGCGAATACCATTGGCATATTTGGCGGAAATGGATCGAGCAAATCTGAGAGCAATCTGGTTGATCTGATTATCTCGGCAACCGGCATCGTACCCCTGTCCTTGCGTGGCGTTATCCACCCATCAAAACTACGCGGACCAGTTTCTTGCCGCATCGTCGTGCGGTCTCTGTCGAACATGCTTCACCAGACGATGTTGAAGAAACTCCAGTGGTGGAAGTGGGATGGAGAATCACAGCCCGGCGGTGCTCGCGGTCACTGGGGATGGATACCGAAAACGTCTCTCATCAACGGCAAGTGGGAGGATTCGTGGTCTGAGAAAACCCACGTTCTTACCGTCCACCACCGCGACCCGGAAAACCCGGAAATAATTCTCGGTGAATCGACGATTCATTTCATGTCGTCAGACCAGGTGGCTATCGACATGGCGGCGTCTTCTCTGCACGTCGTGATGGTGGACGAAATCACGTCCAAAGCAGTTTGGGACGAAAATAAGGTGCGGGTAATGCGCGGCGACGGGCGTATCGCTCTATCAATGACGTTCCCCGACGACGCCGGAATATCCTGTGAGTGGATATTCGACGAACTCTACGACAAGGGATTCGACGGATCGAAACGCAACCCGGATGTAGAGATATTCGAGTTACACACCACCGACAACCCACACTTGAATCAGGAACGTGTCAGAAAGGACATGGCGGATATGTCCGAGGCCACGCGGAAGGTGAGAATCTACGGTCAATCAATCCGCTTTTCCAACCGTATTCACCCTCTGTTTACCGACGTTTTAAGCGGTTGGTGCTTCAAGTGCGGAACGGAAGTCATTCTTGAGAACGAGAAATGCTCGACCTGCGGTGCCGAGGACGTGACGACCTATTGCCACGTGAAGTCGTTCGACCACAACCGTTCATGGCCGGTGATCTGCGCCCTCGACCCACACCCACGTAAACCGCACATGCTGTCTTGGATTGCTATAGACCCCTACGACGATCTGTGGCAGATTGACGAAACAAAGGTGGACGGCGACTGCGCGGCAGTCAGAAAGAAGGCCGATGAAATCGAAAGGACGCACGGCATGAACGTGGTAATGCGGATCATGGACCCAAACATGGGGGCTAGTCCCAGCGGGCAGAAGCGTGGTATCACTTGGCAGTCCGAGTTTCGGGACGCCGGACTACACTTCGACCTCGCCGATGATTCAGACGTAGGCCGTTCACGCTTCAACGAATACCTGAAGCCCGATCCGCGAAGACTTCAGCCCAGAGCGCATATCCACGAACGCTGCCAAACAAGTATTTTCCAGATGAAGCGATTCTGTTGGGGTGAAAACAAACAGGCGCTTGAGAAGGACTTGAAGCAAACGCCGAAACCGAAGAACGATGACTTTCCCGCGCTTTGGAGATACACCATGAACACTAATCCGACTTTTACCGGCCTGACCCGTGGTTCAGCCGCAATGCGGTGGTAGAGACGTAAGGAGGAAAAATGACAATTAAATTCGCCTGTGACGGCTGCGACACCGCAGTCGATAAACCGCATACCCGTGGTATCGTGAAGCCAGCGCACTACTGCGATAACTGTGTTCTTGATATTGACGCCTATCTGAAAGCCAGAGACGCGCTGCACACAGAATGCGCCAAACACTTCAAGGAAAAGGCACAAACTTTGAAGGACGACTACAGACAGTTTCACCCGGACGGAAAACTACCCGATGAGTGACGTTAAAAAAACCGGATGCTGTACTCTGTGTGACGCGGAAGTCTACGAAATTATTTCATATTTCCCGGACGGCCCGCTTCTCGGTTTCCCCAGAAAGATCGGCAAAGCCCTTCCGAACGCCTACACGGTGGACTACATTTTGACGGAAGGCAGTATCGCATCGCTGACTTGTTGCGAGTCCTGCCGAGCCGACATGATTAACGAGGCATTTTTCCCGGCCATCTGGGCGAAGGTAATGCGTTCATTCATGTTCGAGGAACAACCGGATGTCCGCGCATCGCTACCCGCTCCACCGAGAAACGTAGTCGAACAAGACCACATTCTTGCCGAACTCGTAAAGTTATCCGACAACAAACCGATAGGCGTAATGGCCGTTCACCGGATCGCCGATGCTTGAATGTTCATCTGCGTACAATCCGGCGTCGTGGATGCCGGATGGTGGCACGATAGAACCAGCCTACCGGCAGGTTTTCCCGGACAGTTCGATGGCTGTTTTCTTCTCAGAACACCCTACTTTTGCCGTGTTTTACGACAAAGCAGGAAACCCAATGAACATTCTAATGCTCGAAGAATTTAAGGAGTAAATGTGGCTGACCTCGGCGTAGTGCAAAAAGAAATAGGCATCAAGCGCGAACGCAAGCGCATCGAAGCCTTCACCTTCGACCGGGCAAAAGTAGCGGCGCGAATCAAGAAGTTCTACGACGACGACACCACCAACCGTACAGAAGAAGTCGATGCGCGCATTCAACGCTACGCGAAGTACCGCATGTGGCGCGAAGAATCCGGCGATGACGCCGATGTGGGAATCGTTGACTTAGCGACACACTCTCTCCGAATTCAAGATACACTTCACAACGCCGTGATGACCATGCGGCCTTGTATCTCCGCAATTCCCAACGCTGTTAAGCAGGATGAAGACAAGGGTAAGCTGATCGACGATCTGATCGACCACCAGGTCTTCACTGAGAACCAAGGCGAAAAGTTTATCGGCGACTGTGCAGAAGCGTTCACGAACGACAGCGCCTTAACGGTTTACATTCCGTGGGTGAAGGAAGAGCGCGAAGTTTTCGAGATCAAGAGTTACCCGGCCATTCCACCGGAAGAACTGCCGATCACTTATTTCAAAACTATTCTGATGGGAGAGTTCCCCGATCACGATTTGTACAAACGCGACAAAGAAGGTTGGGAGTGGGAAGTCGATAAAGACGACAAAACAGGAAGAGTCAGTTTCTACACCAACGACACAGAAGTCGAAATGGTTATCCGCCGTCCGACCGTTGTTTTCGACGGCCCACGCCCTACCGTTCTCGACTGGGAAGACGTGATGTACCCGGCGCGTTGCGAAAACCTGCAACCTCCTGGTCCCTCAAATCCGAACGGCGCATCGCATGTCATTGTGGTGAGCACGCCGCAGTTGGATGAAATTCGCCGACTTAAAAAGAGCGGGTTCTACAATCTTCTCAGCGACGACGAACTGAAAAAACTCGAAAACGTCAGAACCAGCAACGCCGAACCGCAGAATCAGCGCGAGGAAAAGCAGAAAGACACGCTTGCCGGTAAAACTCCTATCCCCAACGAAACCGTGGAGTCGCACAAGACGTTGACACGGATCACCTGCTACGACCGCTACGACGTAGACGGTGACGGACTCGATGAAGACGTAATTTGGTGGATGATTTACGAAACACAGACCATTCTCAAGGCCGTCTACCTCACGGAAATGTTCCCGGCAGACCCTCCACGTAGACCTTTCGCCGAGTCTTCGTTCATTCCAGTACGGGGAAGACGTGATGGTATTTCCCTGCTCGAACTTCTTGAGTCAACCCACGACCTGATGAAGCAAATCACCGATCAGACCGTGGATGCAGGTCTTTTCGCCAATTTCCCGTTCGGTTTCTTTCGGGCCTCGTCGAATCTGAAGCAGGAGAAAATACGTCTCGAACCGCGCATGTTATTTCCACTGGCTGACCCGGTAAACGACGTGTATTTCCCGCAGATGCCGGGACAATCTCAAGCCTTCGGACTAAACATGCTGGCTATGACGGGGGGCCAACAGGACAAGCTCGCCATGCAGTCAGACCTGCAATTCGGCAGGGTTCCGACCGGCCAAGCCTCCGCCCTTCGCACGGCGGGCGCGCAACAGAACCTTCTGGCCCAAGGAGAAGCCCGTCCAGAGCGTATTCTTCGCCGGTTCTTTATCTGTTTGGCCGAGGTTTATGCCCAGATACACGAGCTAAATCAGCGTTTCTTGCCGCCAAAGAAGCGTTTCCGCATCTCAGGATTCAGAGACCAAAGTGAAGACCCGTATCACGAAATCGCCAGCAAGACAGATATTGCCGGGCGTTTCCAGTTCACTTTCAAGGCAAACGTGCTGAATTCCAGCAAACAAGCTCTGCAACAGGCGCTTTCCAGCATTCTTCAGCTCTACACGTCTCCTATCGCCATTCAGTCCGGGGCCGTTGGTGCTCCTGAAATCCATCATCTGTTGCGTGACTTTGCAAAGGCAATGGGCCAAGACCCGGATGTGAAGGGTTACATCACACCCGGAAGGAAGGGCCAACCTATCTCAGCGGACATGGCTATTACCGCTCTCTTGAACATCCAAGAGCCTTCCGGCTACCCGATGGAAGGGGCAATGGCGCACTACCAGAGACTCATGGAGTTCGCGCAATCTGACGACTTCGGACAAGTGGCTGATACAGCGTTCGTGCAGCTTTTCGGCGCTTACGTGCAGAAGATTATGACGATGGCACAGCAGGAGATTCAGCAACAGCAACTCGCCATGGCAGCACAAGCTGCTCCCGGCCCTGAGAATAAAGGCGGGAAACAAGCAGCGCCAGCAGATACCAGCCAGCAGATGCTTAGCCCAGAGGAGTTGTTAAACGAACAGCTTCCGGGCGCTAAAGGAGGCAATGGATGAGCATAGACAAGAATCGTTTCACTGAATCAGTAAACAAACACAGGCAGGAAAGTCGTATCAGCGACGTTCTTCAACTTGTCCACGCCGCAGTACCTATCGACAAGGTAACGCAAAGCCCCGAGTGGAACAGCGTTCTTCAACTTATTCAGGGCATGATAGATGCTGAACAAGCGAAATACGAAGACCTTCACAAGAAGTTCGTGGCCCCGCAACTGGTAAACCATGACCAAATCATGCTGATGAAACAACAGATCACCGCCTCGCTTTCTCGTATATCAACATTGATTGAAGTGAGAGACCTGCCGAAGACAGTTCTGGACGCCGCAGCGAAGGTTAAAAATAATTTGACATAATGCTGGACACGGAGAATTACCTGTGCTTTGATATAGACAGCTTGAACTGAGTATGCCCTGAAGACGCAGTTTGTCGGACGGTCTGTAAGACTCACGAAACGGCGCATCCCTAGCGGGACGCGCCTTTTTTTTGGCTTTGATTTAGGTCGCAATCGCCGGGACGACAACGGCTGGCAACGCGGACCACTTGGCGCGAGGAGAAACGTATGGCTGACGAGCAGCTAACTGAAGAACAGATTGCAGCAAATGAAGCAGGAGATGCGGAAGCCGCAGAAAAGGCCGAGAAGAAAGGCCCGACTGGCTGGATTCCAAAGCAACGGCTGGATGAGGTTTTAGGCACTGTCCGCGAACTGAAAGGTTCTCTGGATCAGGAGCGCGAAGCCCGTATCCGGCTTGAGGAACAGGTTAAGGCTGGACAGAAGAATGAACCGGCCCGCTACACCAAGCAGTCTTTGCGTGAAGCGGTAGCGGTAGGCCAGATGACGCAGGACCAGGCGGACGACCTCTGGGATACCCAGAGAGAAGCCGAGATTACCGAGAAAGTGATGGGTGCCGTAACGGCCTCCACCACGCAGAACAAAGCTGTTGAACGGGTAGACACTGATTTGGCCCGGTACAAGGCTTTGGCCCCAGACCTGATGGTCGAAGGCAGCGAGATACGGAATGAAGTAACGGCGCGCTATCAGTACCTGATTTCGATAGGCGCACCGCACGGTTCTGGAACACAGTTGGCAGCGGCCAACGCGGTACTGGGACCGATTGACCGGCTTGAAAAGAAGGGCAAGGGTAGAACGGTAACGCAGACGCACGAAGAGACAGGCGGTAACGACGGTGGTGAGAAGGGGGTAAAGAAGACCTTACTCGACCAAGCTCCCCCTCGTTACAAGCAGCACTACGAGAATTTGATTGCGAAGGGGCTTACTACCCCAGAGCAGGCTGAAAAAGAATTGGCTCGCGCCGGGATTAAAAATCTTGAGGCAAGAGCGAAGCGGCACGCATGATTATTGTAAAGAGGCAGTGGAGCAAACAAGAAGTTCTTGCTTCCACGGAAGACCCCGGCAGAAAGAGGGGGAAGCCAAGTGGAAGCTATATCGACGACTTGGTTGCCTTGAAGAAGGCAGTGATTTTGTGTAGCGGATGTCTACATAAGTTCAATGCCAAGAAGGCAGGCTACAAGAAGCCTGAAAGATTTTCGGTTGTAAGAGGAAAGTGTGACGACTGCCGTGAGTTTGGTTTTGGAACACTGTTTATTAACGCAGGAATGAATTGAGGAGAAAACGATGGAACTCGCGTACACCCTACATGGCAACGCGCCACTGCTTAAGAAATACCAATGCAACTCGTCTTCGACGGCTGTAGGTCAGCCTTGGGTAATTCCCGGAGCCGGTAATGCCGGTGTCGTTATCGCCACTACCACTGGTGCCGCCGACATGATCGGCGTAAACCTTGACTCCGCTGTCTACGTTACCTCACAGACCACGGACGGCACCAGCACGGAACGTCAACTTACCCTGATTGTGAATCCAGATGCTGTGTGGCGCATGAAGATGTCCGGAGGCGCTACCGAAAACACCGCCCTCGACCTTCAGACTGTTACTACAGCCAGCGCAACTGGTACTGCGGTGACAACCGCTGCTGAATGGTCAAGCCCTACTTATGACGAAGGTTTTGTCTGGGGATACGAAGGCGCAAACGCCGGAGCGGCCCGGAAAATCACATCGGTTTCAGCCACTGCCGGTACGGTTACTGTCGCTTTTGACCAAGATACTGTGGTTGGCGACACCTTCCTGCGCTGCCCGTACAGTCCGATTCAAGGCATTACGATACAGCTTTCGACCCTGCTTACTCAGGCCGATGCCAGCATCGCTGTCGGCACCGGAGCCGGTTTCAAGACGGTTGAACTGATCCTGAACGATGCTACAAATTCAGGCCGCACCAACAGCTTCGTGCTGGCAATGCCAACCGACCACTGCTTTGCCGGTCGCCCGACGTAATCTAGGAGAAAAACATGCCCGTACCACATATTTCAGGTTCCTTCGGCGATCTTCTCGATGTCCGATTTCAGGACATCTTCCAGAGCGCAAAGCAGTACAACGAGCTTCAGTCAAAACTCGGTGAACTCTACACCATGCCGCCCTCGAACGGTCGTAACGACATGCGCTGGTCGCAGGTCGGAACGCTTCCGGATTTCGAGGAATTCACCGGAAACATTACCTACCAGTCGCAGGCGCAGGGCTACGACACCACCCTGACCTACGTGGAGTTCACGAACGGTTTGCAGGTGGAACGTAAACTCTACGACGACGACCAGTATCACATCATGGACCAGAAGCCGCAGGCTCTGGCGGACGCTTACCACCGCACCATGGAACGTCTTGGTGCGAGGATGCTGGTAAACGGGTTCTCGGTGGACAATTACTTCTACAACAACACCGAAGCGGTTGCCCTGTTCTCCGACAGCCACACCACAACCTCCGGCGCTTCGACCGCTTCCGGATTCGACAACAAAGGAACCGCTGCCATCAGCGCCACCGCAGTGATGGCGGCGATGATTCAGGGTCGCGGTTTTCGCGGCGACCAAGCCGAACGAATCGGTGTGACGTTCGACGAACTGTGGATTCCGGTTGACCTTACCGAACAGGCTTACGAGATCAACAACTCGATGGGCAAGCTCGACACCGCCAACAACAACCCGAACTACCTGAAAGGGAAATTCGCCATCAAAGAGTGGAACTACCTGACGGACACAAACAACTGGTTCCTGATGGACTCCGGAATGCGGAAGAAGATGCTGTTCTGGGTGAACCGCGTACCGCTTGAGTTCGCCATGGTGGAAGACTTCGACAAGCTGATCGCAAAGTGGCGCGCTTATTCCCGAGTTGGTGCCGCTCATACCGACTGGCGTTTTGGATTCGGCGCACAGGTCTCTTAATGGCTCTTGCCGACTTCTTCGCCGGTAAAGGCTCCTTCGCCGCTCGCTCTAAGGCCAGACGGCAGGCGGTGGAGTCTGGTGAGATCGGCGAAGCACGTCAGGCTTTTGTACGTGGTGAATGGCAAGACCTTTCGGTTGACGGCGTGACAAACAACATGAAGGAAACCAGCACCGACGTTGACGAGAAGAAGGAGCTTCGCGGAGAACATTACAGCGATACTGGGGGCGGACGATGAATAAGTACAACTGCGGACACATGGACGCACCGAAACCACCGGACCCGAAGTACGGGAAGGGCGGTAGCATGCCTCCCATCAAGGACTCAGGATTCGCTGGAGTTCCCGGAAAAACTCAGCCGACCGACCGATCCAACGGCATACCGAAGACCGGAAAACTCGGACCGTTCAGAATAAAGAGTGAAGGAATTTAGTGGCAACGCCGAAAGGCAGCGCAATCCCGCGTCCACATTAGGAGAAGAACATGCCAGTTAATCAGATTTCACATTACCCACACGGATTCAGCCACGGCGTCAGCATTCGTGGCGTTCCGATTGTCAGCACCCGTACCGGAAACGTGTTCTACGTGAGCAGCACTTCCGGCAACGACTCCGGCTCTGCGGACGGCACCATCACCAAGCCGTTCGCCACCGTTCAATACGCAAAGGGCCGCGCTACCGCCAACAACGGCGATACGATCTTTTGTCTGCCCGGCCATGCCGAGACGATTGCCAACGCTACAACGTTGACCATGACCGTAGCGGATATCGCTGTTATCGGCCTCGGTCATGGTTCTCGCAGACCCACCTTTACGTTCACTACCGCCACCACGGCCAACATTCCAGTGTCTGCGGCCAACGTCACTTTCCAGAATCTTCTGTTCGTGGCGAATTTCGCCGATATAGCGTCGTTCATTACTATTGCCGCCGCCCCGGAATTCTGTGTGAACTCTTGCGAATTCAGGGACACGTCTTCAGTCTTGAACGCCCTGGTCTGCGTAACCACCACAGTTACCGTGAACGCTGACGGGTTTGTCTTCACCAATAACAAAGTGCAGTCGCTCGGGACAACCGCAGCCACCACGATGATTGTTGTGGCTGGCACCATGAGTCGCATCTACATCAACGACAACTACTATGTCGGAGCGGTTCTCAACAACACCGCCGCGTTGCTTGAACACGGTGCCTTGAACGTGACAAACCTTGAAATGGCACGCAACAAGGTATACAGGCCCAACACGGATACCGCCACCGGAGCCGTTCTTATCAAGACCACGGCCACCGCAAACACTGGTGTTGTCTACGATAACTACGTCGGTTGCCTTGATGTGGCCGGTGTTATTCTGCTCACGGTCGGAAGTGACTACTCCCCATTCAACAATTACGTGACTGGCGAAGTAGATAAGTCCGGCTGGCTGATCCCGGCTGCTGGCACTGACGCTTAATAGAGGACAAAAACATGCAAGCACAGAATCTTTTACGCCCACAGCAAGTCGCGGAAATGACCGACGAGAAGACGCGGCTCGAAAAGGCCGTTGCCAACCCGCACATTCAGGATCGCGGCGAAGCCATGCGTGCCTTGCGCCGTATCTCCAAGCAGATCGAAACCCAAACCCCGACCGCCTTTACAGGCGAAGAGGAAGGCAAAGCGGTGAAACGAGAAGCCGCGCTGCGTGAAAAGATTCTGGAAGGCATGCCGAGCCAAGAGGAAATGCGTAAATCCCCCTCCGGGGCTGTTGGCAAACACATGGCTTGGGAGAAGCGCATCAAGCCTTTGCTGGCCGAATGGAAGAACATCAAACTTCGTCTCGGGGTTGGCTCAACAGACCCGGACTTGGCGAACTTCGAGCGTTACCGCCCGACCAATTCAAGTCTGAACATGCACAACACCATCGTCGCCGGTACGCAGTATTTCATGCCGGAAACGACCTCTCCGACTGTGGTTTTCAACGACGCCCAAATTGAACTTCTGCGAAAGCTGGCTCCCGACGTAGCCGACAAGCTGTCGATGATGGACAACGCCACCCGCGCCGAAGTGAAGCAGATCGTAACCGAACAGCACTTCCCTGCTGCCGCCAAGATCGCAAAGGAACGGAAGGTTCGCGTCTACTCCGACGAACAGCGCAAAGCCGCTTCCGACCGGATGCTTAAGATGCAGGCCGACCGGAAGGCCAAGAAAGCCAAGCAGAACGATGAGGGTTAACCGTGGCATTTCCATATCTTTCAGAGGCCAGCTTTAGCGCAGGGACTATCGGGCATTTCGATACTGACACTGACACTGAGAGCCGTAGTCAGGTATTCCATTATTCTGCACTAGCGGCTATTCCTGGTCTTCCAGCGCCTTATCATGGCGCGTATGTTTATGGCGTAAACCTCGCAAACGACGGAACCCCGGCTGATTCCTATTTACAGGAAACAGCATCTTGGGATACCGCTGCTTCCGGTACTATTTTCTTCCGCCTCATGTTCTGGGTGTCCGCCGACATTACCATGGCGAATGCCGATGAGTTCGCCATATTCCAGCTTTGGAGCGCGACGAACACGGTGGAAGGTGGGGCTTACATCAATTACACGACCGCCAACGGTCTTCGCCTCGGCATTGGCGAAGCGTCCGCAGCGCAGTTCCTGCCGCTTTCGACGAACACTTGGCACAGTCTTGAACTGAAATACGTGATCGACAGCGGTGTGCCGAATGACGGCACACTTGACGGCTGGCTGGACGGTTCTACTTTCACTCAGGTAACGGCCCTTGACCAAGGCGCTATTACCTCCGGTGTGATGGGAGTGTTGAGCCAGGACGCCGGAACGACCAAAGGCTATGTTCTGTTCGACAACATCATCGCCGACGACTTGCAGATTTTCCCTCCGGTAAGGCGCTGGTCTCAGGATCAACTGTTTACGCAGTCGAACCACGCATTTGTTGGCCCCGGACGCCTTGAGAACGTATCTCTTCTTTCTGGTGCCGCCACGGACAATGTTCTGACCGTGTACGATACGGACGTGGCTTATGTGTCCAGCACATCCGCCGCAAAACTTGAACTCAAGAACACGGCGAATAACGAAACGGTTGACCCAGCCGGTGTGCCGATTGACTTCCAGAGAGGCTGCTACGTTGTCATGACCGGGACTAACCCAAGGGCTATCGTGAAATTCTCAAAGACACCGGCATACGGTTCGGACGGAGCAGTTCGCTCCTACGGTCTTCGTCGCAAGCCAGCCCCAGGTGGAGTGTAAATGTCAAAACTAATCGCCCCGGCTCAGATCAGCAAAGTCTCGGAGCTTCTTGAGCTACTGACAGACCCGCCGAAATACGCCCAATACCTTCTTTCTCTGAAGGAGTTGCAGGACAACATCGAAGAAAAACTCGGTGTGATGGATACACAGGAGAAGGCCGACCGCATGTTGGCGAGCGCCGAGGCCAAAGCGACAGAGGCCGTTACCGCATTGAACGAGGCCAAGGCCGAAGCCACGCGGATGATGGATGAAGCCGCTGCTGCCGTAGAAACAGCTAAGTCTGTCCTCGCAGAGGCCAAGGCAGAAGCCGCCGAGAAGAAGAAAGAAATTGATGTTTCACGTGGAACAGTGCTACAGAGAGAGACTGCCGTTACCGAGGCTGCTAAGGCCATTGAAGCACAGATGGCCTCCGTCATTGTACGTGAGCAGGCTGTCAGCAAAAGAGAATCTGAAATCGAGACCCGTGAGACCAAGCTGAAACAGCGAGTCAAGTTGTTGCGAGAGCCAGTCTAACTGCCTCGGCGACAAACATGCTCGCGTGAATATAAGCAATAGCTTATGGCCAGAACACAGCTAACCCCAAGCCGTGCTTGGCCTCGCGGAGAGACGGTAATTCCTGTCAACCCACGGACAACCGATGTTCTGGGCACCATATCTATTTATGCGTCTCGCTCAGCGTGGCCTATCACGGCAAGAGTGAGCGTTAATCTTGAAATGTTTGATAACGACGGCTCTTCTTGGAAGACGCTGGCCGGGTTTATCGCGCCAGGTGGGACGGTCCTTGGCGCACAAGGCCAAATACTCGTCGAGAGTATTTGCACAGCACGAAAGTACGACAAGTTAACAAACATAACAGTGCCATTCTTTCGCCACGTCTGGCCGTTAGATGCCGTGACTCGACTGCCTCCATTGAGGCTTCGCGTAGTAACCAACGAGCTAATAACCAGTTCAATTGGAGTTGACTGGTAATGGCCGTCACATTTGACGCTGCCACCGATGCCACCGCGCTTGGTGTATCGGCAATTTCATTAACCCACACCGCTACTGGTACGGATCGCGCAGCCTTTGTGGGTATTTGGGCGGGAGACGCTACCAGCGTCTCACAAGTCAGTTCTGGTACTTACGCCGGAGTCTCGCTGGTTGAGAAATGGGACACCATTTACGGCTCGCCTTTCTATGATAACGCTGGACTGACTTTGGTCGCTCCCACTACGGGAGCGCAGACGGTAACAGTTAACTTTGCCGCTGCGAATGGCGCTTCGTCTCTGGCCGTGGTTACAGCTACCGGGGTAGATCAAACCACTCCTTTCGGTACAGCCCCCGCCACCGCCACCGGAACCAGCACGGCTCCGACAGTCAATGTAACCGCAGCCATCGGTGACTTGGTTGTCGATAACCTGAGCTACGCCGGACTCAGTGCCGTAACTCAGGGCACCGGGCAGACCGAGAGAACCAGTAATCTTGCAATAGGTAGTGACTCTTGCCACAGCACCGCCACAGAGGCCGGTGCCGCTACCGTGACCATGAGCGCGACTATGGTTGCGTCGAATGTGTGGGCAATAAACGGGATCGCGTTCAAGGCATTAGGAACTGGAAGGCTTGTGAATGGCTGTCTCGTCAATGGATTACTTACGGGGTATTTGGCTTGAGCTACATCGGAGACTTCGCGCTAGAGTCCACGTTGGACTTTAAATTTTGCACTACTGCTGCCGCTACCGGAGCACCGACAACGCTTGCCGGAACTCCCGTTATCTCTGCTTACGTTGGAAATAGCACGACACAACTCACTGCTGGTATCACGCTCACGGTGGATTTCGACGCCGTGACCGGCCTGCACAATGTTCGTGTTGCGGCGACAGCCGCTAATGGTTACGCCACAGCTTCAAATTACCAGCTTGTGATTACCGCGGGTACGGTAGGCGGCACATCAGCAGTTGGCTATGTGGTCGGTGAATTCAGCATTGAGGCACGTTCGGCTGTACGCCCCACCGTCGCGGCCAGAACCCTTGACGTAACCGCTACCGGAGCCGCTGGTATCGACTTGGCTAACGTGGAGAATCAGGGAGCCACTCTCGGCCTTACCGGAACAACCATCTTGGCAGCGACCACAGCCACTAACCTGACCAACAATAACGATAAGGCTGGATACGCGCTCACAGCAACAACAGGGCTTGGCAACCAGACCTCCAACATTACCGGGAACCTGTCTGGAAGCGTTGGAAGTGTGACCGGAGCAGTTGGGTCTGTAACAGGCGCGGTTGGTTCCGTGACTGGTGCCGTGGGCAGCGTGACCGCAAACGTAAATGCTGTTCTCATTAATGGCGCACATGGTGGCGCTGCGGCAACGGCAGCGTTTGGCGGAGCTGGTGGCATAACCTCAACAGTTACCGGAAACGTCACTGGTTCAGTCGGGAGCCTAGCTACACAAGCCAAGGCAGACGTAAACGCCGAGGTGGTCGATGCTTTAGCTACCGATACTTACGCAGAGCCTGGACAGGGCGCACCGGCAGCGACAACTACCTTGTCGGCGAAGATCAACTACATCTACAAGTTCCTGAGAAACAAAGTAACTACCACCGCCACAACGGTAAGTGTTTACGATGACGCTGGTACAACGGTAGACCAGAAATCAACCGTCTCAGACGACGCGACGACCTTCACCCGTGGAGAGTTCGGGACAGGCCCGTAAATGGCTATTGATACCGCCCAGAGAAGGGTCAGTGCTTCACAGTCATTACTGGCTTTCTACGGCCCTATCATTCTCCCAGATGGGTCATTAACCCAGCCAGATCGTCAGTCATTGGCGATGATCTATCCGGGTATTCCTGCTGATGGCGCTGTAGCGTCAACTGGCAGAACACTGCGGTCAAGGGCCAAAGCCGCCCACACACGACGCAGACGATAATTTGACATAATGCAGGCAAATAGTAGGATGGTGGTATGAGCGCCACAACACAGGTCCAGACGTACAGCGACATTTATACAGCCATATTAAATGGCCTGAGAAACGACACGTCCACGACAGCCAGCATCAACCAAGCCAAACGCGCGGCCAATGTCGCCCTGCATGACATGCACATCGGGTTTGCAGAGCGCCTTCCGTGGGCAGAACGCAGAGCCGTTATCGTTACCCAACCGGAGTACAAGACAGGTACTTTGACGGCCACCGTAGGTTCTACGACCATCACAGGCTCTGGTACAGCCTGGAACACTAATAACGACTTCTCCGTAGCCAACATGCGTGCCGGTGGGAAAATCCGCATCAACGCCGGAAACGAGATATACGAGATCAGTTCAGTGGCTTCTGATACCTCGGCCACGCTGACCAGCAAATTCACCCAAACCACCGTGGCCGGGGCTTCCTACGTCTACTTCGAGGACGAATACGCCCTAGCCGCTGACTTCCTTCGTCCACTGAGCCTGAAACAGTTCTCAGACCCATCCGACATTACTCTCGTCGGGCGAAATGACTTCAATCGCATGTTCCTGCGAAACTTCACCACTGGAAAACCACAGGTCGCTTCGATTATAGACCTGCCGTTTTCCTCCAACACAACCCCTGTACGGAAGGTCGCTTTCTACAAACCACCCGAGAAGGCGTACACCATTCCATACAGCTACATCACCTCGTACCTTGCCGTGTCTTCCGCAGGCGCAGCCCAGACACAGATGAGTGCTGATGCCGATGAGCCGATCATCCCTTTGCGTTACCGCTATGCGCTTGTTCTGCACGCCCTTAGCCATCTTTACCGTGACGCGAAAGACGATGACAGAGCGTTATCAGCCAAAGCAGAGTACGAACAACTGTTGACCCGCACCGTTTCTGATACTGAGATTGGAGCATCACACCCGTACCTTTCTCCCGTTGTTTCCGGATACTCACGCCGTGCCCGGAGGCCGTATGCAAGGTAGGCGACCGGCTGCTGACGACGTGGTGTTCCAGTCGCACCTGATCCAGAAGCGATACGACTTCTACGGGAGCGATACCGGCGCACTCGACTACATCATCAACCAAGGAACCGTTCAATCTGGATCGGGAACAACCGTGACCCTAGCTTCAACCGCTTCGTCTACGGACAACGCCTACAACGGATACCAATTCGTGACCGTCGGTGGGACGGGAAGCGGTCAAGACCGGGCTTATATCACGGCCTACAACGGCAGCACTAAGGACGCCACGCTATCCACAGCTCTCGACACGGCGCTGGATACGACGAGTACCTACCGCGTAATCAATCGGCGCTACTGAAATGGCTACTAGAACAACATCCGAAAACATACAAGAACGGTTCGAGGACAAATACATCCCCGTGACTGAGTGTGGGTGTTGGTTGTGGATTGCGAAGACAAAGAAATTCAGCAATGGAAATTACGGAATAATTTGGCTCGATGATAAATGGAAATACGCCCATCGAGTCTCATGGGAATTGACGCACGGGAAGATACCGGATGGCTTGGATGTTTTGCATAAATGTGACGAGCCCTCATGCGTGAACCCGTCACATTTATTCATTGGTACACAAGCAGACAACAACCTAGATAGAGACAGGAAAGGAAGGCAGGTAGCACCGCGTGGTATCCATAATGGAAATGCGAAACTAACTGATGAACAAGTCGTTTTCATAAGAAATTCAAAAGAATCATCCATACAGCTTTCAAAAGTTGTAGGGATAGCTTCATCAGGAATCAGGAAGATTCGTCGTGGTGAAGCATGGAGGCACGTACATGGCGACTAGAATTCAAACATTGAGGCACAAGTTTTCTGGTGGATGGGCAACGGATTTCGGAACCAACGCCGATGTCGCCATCGCCCAAGACGGACTTATCCAAGTTCCGTTTCTCGTAGATGCTGAAAACGTATTCTACGAACTGGATGGTGGCCCAAGAAAAATCGGTGGCACGGAAAAGGTCAACACCTCCGTACTCGAATCAGGTGCCGTGGTGCGTGGCGTCTATGACTTCTGGCGACAAGGCGCACTAGGTTCTCCGACTCGCAGGCGTATCGCCGCCGTATCCGACAAGATTCTTTCCGACACGGACGACGGCACGTTCACCACCACACTTGCTTCCGGTTGGAACACGACAGCGGTTCCGAACTTCTCCACGTTCGACGACATTCTTATTATGGCGAATGACTCGACCACGGACGTTCCGAGGTCTTGGGACGGAACGACCGCACAGTCATTGGCTGGAACACCGCCGCGTTTCTCTTTCTCCACAACTCATTACGGCAGGCAGTTCGCGGCTGGTGATTACGCTAACCCATCGACGCTGTACTACACGACTGCTTATAACCCTGAAGACTGGACCGGATCGGGAAGCGGTTCAATCTTGATTGAACCGAACGACGGCGACATGATTACCGGAATCGCCAGTTACAAGCGGGAATTGTGGATATTCAAGGGACCAAACAAGGGTTCGATCAACAGACTTACGGGTTCGGCCCCGGCCAGCTTCGCGCTTGAGCCGTTCGTGAAATCTGGCCTTGGGGCCGCTTGGCAAAACAGCATATTCCAGTACAAGGACGACCTTGGATTCGTTTCTCAATACGGAACGATCCACAGCCTGACGGCTACGGCTTCTTACGGCGATTTCAATGAGGGTGCGCTGTCTCTGCCGATTCATAAGTGGATTAGTGAGCACATGAATTTTAACCGTCTGAGACATATCACAGCAGTAAACAACCCACAGGAAGGCTACGTTCTGTTCACGATTTCGGTAGATGCTTCCACCACGAACAACACTGTTCTGATGATGGACTACAGAGATTCGAGACCTGGTTTACCGAGGATACGTTGGGCGCAGTGGACCGCCATCAAGGCAGGCTCCATGGGTCTGTTCGTGGACACGAACGGGAAACGCCGTATTGTGTTGGGTGGGAACGATGGGTTTGTCAGGCGCTCGAACGTCGCCACACGCTCGCTGGACGGAACAACGGCCATCGCCGCTAAAGTCACGCTGCCGTTCTTGAATTACGGCAACTCGATGTTGAAGAAGACACTCTACAACGGTTCCATCGGCATTGCCCCGAAAGGTAATTACACGGCTACTTTTGGATGGACACGCGACGACAACGCACAGCAGACGACAACTGTAACGCAGGGTGGTGGTGACGTACTCGGCCCCGCATCGGAGAATGAATTCACGCTCGGCACTTCGACACTGGGTGGAGCGTTATTCGTGGATCGGTATATGGATTTAACGGAAGCCGGTGAGTTCAGGAATATTCAATATCAACTGACACAGAGCGGGGCTGGCGAGGATTTAGAGTGCCATAGCCTTAACGTGTCAATCAAGGGCGGCTCGATGAGCCTTGAAAATTGAACAATGAAAAAATATAAGGAGAACGTGTCATCGCCCTTTCTCGCGTAAAAACATGGATCGCCGCAGAAGTATTGACCGCGAGCGACCTAAACTCAGAATTCAATAATATTCTGAATAACCCAGTCAGCTTGATCTCACCGCTCACCGGAGCAGTCGATTTCGACGGACAGACTTTAACGCTCGACGCCGCCGCCGCAACCCAAGTCGTCTCGACCGCCGCTGTCTCATGGAACTTCACCAGCGGCGCGAAGGCAGGGACACCAGCGACAACTGGTTCGATTGCAAACTACTCCGCCCAGACATTCACCGACAGCAACACCGCTGCATCGGGAACCGCTACGGCTTATGTCGGATACGCCATTCAACGCCCGACGCTGGCCGCAACAAACGCGACTGTTACTACGACAGACGCCGCCACGCTGTACGTTCCAAACTCGCCCGCTGCCGGAACGAACCAGACAATCACAAACGCATGGTCCATGTGGACAGATGACGGGCGCGGGCGCCATGACCTGACATCTTCGACGCCATCTGCTACCAGCGCGACCCTGAGAAGCCTGTACATGCCTGCCGTAACGGCAACGGTTACGGGAAGCACAGCCATTACAACGGCTACGGGATTCAACCACGTTGAGATCGGCAGACCGACCATATCGGCTGCATCGGCATTGACGGTTACGCATTCAGCCGCGCTCTATATTGAGAACGCACCAGTTGGAGGCGGGGCCGGGCCAGCCACAATTACAAATCCTTACACACTCTGGACGGATGATGGGCGTGTTCGCCATGACGGACAGATGACGGTTGCCGGAGGCATTGGTCCGAATGATGTGCAGAACGTCGGTATCGCAGCGACCGTCGCCACTAAGGCGCTGACCGTCGCATTCAAGACAAAGGCGCTGACCGATCCGACTGCTGGCGATCCAGTCGTTATTTCATTCCGTAACGTCACTCTGACCACAGGCGACTACGTTGCCAGAACCATCACCGCCGCCACTTCTGTTGTCGCCCCCAGCGGAGCCACGCTTGGCTTCACCGCTTCGCAAACCGGCTATGTATACGTCTACGCGCTAGATAACGCCGGTACGGGAGAACTCATTCTCTCAGGATCGAACCACTGGGACGAAGGCACAGTACAAAGCACTACAGCTATTTCGGCAACCGCAGACAGCGGTTCCGTGCTCTACTCGACCACGGCCAGAACTAACGTTCCGATTCGGTTTGTTACAAGAATCAAAATCCAGACCGGAGCCGTGGCGGGGGAGTGGGATAACGCACCTACGGAAGTTCATGTTGGGGCTGTCACAAACAGGTCTGTAGACGTAGATGGCGTTACTTTAAGAAACCTGACGCCCGGAACAGTTGTCGCCACAACATCTGGGGCAGCGATAGACTTTACTGGCATACCCTCTCGGGCCAAAAGGATAACTATACTTCTCGACGGTGTTTCGTCTACAGGGACAGACTCAATCCTATTGAGATTAGGAGATTCTGGTGGTCTTGAAAACACTGGCTATGCGAACTCGACTTCTGAATTAAACAACGCAGCAGCAGTTGCCGTAGAGATCAATACCACATACATGAAACTGTTCGGCGGCGCGGCGGCGGCGGCTCTGTATTCAGGTTGTGTAACCATTACACTGCTAGACTCTTCGACAAATACATGGATAATAAATTCGTATATTTCAAGGACCGATTCAACAACCCTGTTTTCTGCAAACGGGTCAAAATCTCTGACCGCGACGCTCGACAGAGTTAGCATTTTTAATGCTAGCGCCGGAACTTTCGATGCAGGCAAAGCAATGATGTTTTACGAATAGATCAGAAATTTAACTTAATGGAAGAATTTACTGTGCCGTTATAAATGGCCGGGAAGTCGTCACCGGACGCCTTGACTTCCATATACCGGATTGACAAGTCAACGTTCTTGTATCGAGCGCCAGCACCAAAGACGTAGCATATTTCTGTCTCTGTCTTGTGTCCGAAGTGGTGAGTAATGCCGCCCGGCTCCTGCGGTGAGTCGATGCCAGTAACAACCACGCGGTAAGTGGGGCGGTAGAAATAAAACCCACCTTCCACGTACAGGCTGACGTTTCCAAAATTAATCTCTGGCGCTACGGTAAGCGCGATTCCGGTAACTTTCCCCTTGCCGACAAACAAGGCAAGAGGCTGGCACTCGCCGTTGCAGTGGTTTGGTGAATCCGGGTTGTAATTGGCATCCGTGGGAACCGCGTAAGCCGTTGACCGAGCCATGCCAAGATTGAGATACTCGGCACGAATACGCGGAAGCCCGGAACACTTATCGGACACCCCAACCGACCACGACACGGATTGCAGATCAAGGTTGTACGGGAACCCCTCCTGATACCAGATTCCGTTTGCCTGCTGCTTGTACTGGTTGTAACCGATTCCAAGTTCTAGGTCAGCGGCTTGCGCCGACACCGTGAAGAACGCCAGCACCAAAGCAAGTATCGTTTTCATTGTCTGCTCCTTTGAATTAGTGTCCTCTGCGACCCATCCGCAGAGTTAAGGCTTCGCAATCAAGAGGGAGGGCCTGATTGCCGGATGGCTGCCGACAACCCAACAATAGCAGGACTACAGTAAAAGTGGCGACCGCCGGTCTGACGGGAACTACCTTCCGGCAGGGAAACATGGTTGACCTACCAGCAAATCTGACTTATCCTCTGTGCATTATGTCAAATTAGGCACAAACGATGCCCGAGGCTCAGACTGAGGCCACCAAGTTACGCTCACGAATCCTTGGGCTACCTTCCCTGCGCGTTGCCAGTAACGACGATGGCGATGCCATAGAAAGGCTCCTGATTGAGCTAGGCTGGCGTGTAGAGGGTGTTGAGATAGATTGGCACGACATCTACCCATTCTGGCTGGTGGCAGAGCAGGACGGAGTTTTCATCGGTTGTATCCAAACCCTGATTTCAAAGCCTGTCGGACGCCTTGAGTTCTTGGCGGTTCGTCCAGACCTATCCCACCAGATGCAGGCTTTAACGGTTCGCGCCCTTGTGTTAGCGGGCTGCGCCACCTTGAAACAGGCCGGTTCAACCCTGATCGCCGCAACCATCCCACACGAACTGAAATCCTACAAACGGGTGCTTAAGAACCGTGGGGCCGTTGTGATCGGAACCGGCAGCATTATTCTGAAAAGGCTCGTATGAACACCAAAACAAAGAACACGACAAACATTCCACCTCCCACGGCGGAAGAAACTCGACTACAGGGCATAGCCGGAGAGCTTGGTAACGAACAGTTAAGCGCGATTCAGGGCTACGCCCCCTATCGGGAAATGCTGTTCTCGATGATTCCTGGGCTTGGCCGTTCTATAAGTCGTGACCTTGGAATTCGCGGCGCAGAATTTAGAAACATTACTCAAGAAGAAAAAGACTATCGACAGTTCCAGAACACACGTCCCGGTGGTGGTAGCGGAGCAAGAGTATTCAATGAAGATGAATTCAGAACTGGTGGTCTTGACACTAGGAAGCAGGAAAGAATATCGACCTTGGGCGACAGTATCGGTGGAGTGAAAAGTTATTACGGCAAGAAAGGCAGGAAGCGGGCGCGGCAGGCCGCTGCCGCTAACGCCGAGTCTTCAGCCGTGTACGAGGCGCAAAAGAAGCAGGAAATGGCAGTATGGCAGGCCCAGTCTGACGCCCTGAAAGCCAAGGCTGACGCAGCGCGAGGCGTACAGCCATCACAAGGTCTCGGCCTCGACGGTATGGACGACCAAGACGCCTACGACTACGGCTTCTCCCCTTATGAACGCGATCTCGTAAATGAACTGGCTGACGAACAATACGAACTCGGCTCATCTGACATTAACAGAGCCTACAAAGAATCACTCGGAACACTTTCTCAAGAGCTTGCGCCGGGCAGAGGGTTACGTGGTTATGACTCACCCATTCTCGATCGCGGCGGGAAACTCGCTGATGAAACGATACGCCAGAGATCGCAGCTTTCTCGCGGACTACGCGCCCAGTCTTCGCAGCAGCTACTCGGTATTTCCGAACAGGCAAAGGCAAACCGCCAGAGCCTTCTTGGGTTCCTCGGTAATCAAGGCCTGGGGCTTGGCACTGGTGACGTAAATCAAACACTCGGTGGGTTACGCCAAGGCCGTCTTGGACAGGCTGGCGGGACTGGATCAAAGTCTGGCTTGGGTGCCGGTGAATACGGAAGCATTGCTTCAGGCGTTGGTTCTCTGATTGCCGCTTCCAGCCGAGAACTCAAAGACGTTGGCACTAAAGTTTCCGGTGAAGGAATTCTGATGAAGCTCCGCAGCCTTACCATGTACAAGTGGAACTACAAAGGCGAAACCGTACAACACATCGGACCGATGGCGGAAGATTTTCTTGCTACGTTTGGTGTCGGTGACGGCAAGACACTCGCCCTTGTAGACGTGATGGGCGTACTGCTCGCCAGCATGCAGGGATTGGAGGCACGACATGGATGACCTTGGCTTACAGCCGACCCAAGATTTGGGTTTAGCCCAAACCTACGACCAGCCGTTTGAGCCATTAACAGGCGGCAACAGCGGTGCCGTAACGCCAGACGCACCGCAACCCACAGCGCCTTCCGGGCCGTCTGGCTTCCAGAAGTTCGGCCTCGCCCTTGAAGCCTTCGGGGCCGGTATGCAGGGCCGCACACCGCTGGCGGTGAAGATGCAGGAAATGGACCTTCAGCAGCGCCGCCAGAACTTGCTGGACATGGAGAATCGGTTGCAGATCGTGGACTCTGTTTCAAAGCAAGTGAGTGCGCTTCCGGCAGACCAGCAAGACCCATACCTGAAATCCGTGATGGGCCAGAACGCAGACCCACAATTAAACAACATGCTGAAATTTACAAAGGGCCGACCCGACGTGCTGGGCAGCATGTCGAAATCCGTGAGAGAAGACCCGCATGTCAGAAGTCTCGTGGCTACGGGTAAATTTTGGCAGGCCATGGAAAAACCAGAATTCAGGGAATACCTCGAAGAGAAAGGCTTCCCCGATCACGCTAAAGAGTGGTCCACGAAATTACCGCAATGGCAGGACTGGGCGAGAAAAAACAAGCCAAACGAATATTCCAGAATAATGAAAGACGGCAAAGTAACTATCGCCGAGATCAATGAGTTCACCGACTGGATGCCGGACAACCTGAAGCCGGATAAAAATTCTGCGTCCTACTTCAACTCAACGAAAGGCCAGACGAAACTGAGTGGAATTCTTGGCATGCCGGTTGTCACCGACAACCTTGCTGAGAAGCAGGCAGAAGCCGAAATGTCCAGCGTTGACAGCGTGAAGCCGCAGTATATCGGTGATGGAAAATGGCAGGATTACCGCATGAGTAAGGGTGGAGAAATTAAGCCGTGGGGAAAACCGTATTCGCAGAAGGAGAAATCATCCGAATCAGGAGAGCCTAAGTGGGCGCAAGCTCGTGGCGCGCTGAACAGTTCGTTCAACTACAGCGAACAATACGGCATGAAAGACCCACAACAGTTGCCTGCCTACAACCGTGCGCTTGAGCTTGCCAGCAAGTACATGAAAGAAGGACAAGACCCGCTCTCTGCCGCCTCGAAGGCTTCCACCGAGGCACAGACATGGCATCGCAAGATTGTCTCGACTATCAAGGCCGAGAAGAAAAAAGGGAAAACGACGGACGATCTTAAGGCCATGCTAGAAGAAGCTGGTCTCGATCCATCCATGTACCTGAAATGACATGGGCAACCCATTCATTGAACTAGCCGCACCCGAAAGAACGGCTAATCCATTCGTGGATTTGCAGGCCGAGTCTGTTGCGCCGCCGACTAACCCATTCATGGAGTTGGCGGATAAACCAAAAGAAACATCCCCTATTACGGCTGTGCTGGACTTTGGCCGTGAGAACATCATCGCCCCGTTAAAACAAACCGGCAATGAACTTCTGGACGCACTCTCGTTTCTGGACAGACCTCATCAAGCCGTCGCCGTTGGCGCTAAGGAAACAATACGAGACAGGGAAAGGAAAATAGCGAGTGGCGAGCGTCCGTCGCCCATACCTTCCGGCGAAGCATTCATGGAAGGCGCAAAGCGCGGGTTCATGGGAGAAGAGATCAGCGGCTTTAAAGACGTAGCCATCCCAAAGGAAGTGCAGAAGGAATACCCCATATCTTCCGCCGTTGTCGGTTTTGCCGGTGATGTAGCGACCGATCCGCTGACCTACGCTGGTGGAGCGATTGGCAAGTTTATTGTGAAAGGCGTTTCGATGGCTAAAGACGCCGCCGTTAAGATCGCCCCCGGTCTTGTGAACCTTGCCGACAACGGTGTTATGCGTGCTTTCAATGTCAACGTAGGTGACATCAAGCAGATCAAGGAACTGGAAGGAAAGTACCGTGACCTAGCCGGTGCCGCCAAGTACCGAACACTTCGGGATTCAAAGAAGTGGAACGACGATCTGGACAATCTCGCCAATGAACTAAAGATGACCCCGGAGGAACTGGACGGCGCTATTGCCCGTCAAGTTGAAACTCCACAAGGCGATCTTTACTATCACGGAACCGTAGCCAAGTTTGATGAATTTAAGCCAATTGAAGGCAGTCCATATCGTCAATCGTTTGGTGATGCTTACTTCTTTTCTAACCGACCAGATCGTACAGCAGCGCGTCTTGGACAAGACGGGCGGGTTATCGCCGCGCGTCTGAAAATTGATAACCCGCTGCGCGTGGACGGCGAGATGTGGGGTGATCCTCGCGCCGAGGCAAAATTGATACAGCAAGCAAAAGCCGCAGGACACGACGGCATTATTGGATTAACAAAATCTGGAGATGAACAATTTTCCGTTGTTTTCAACGCTAAACAGATTAGTCAACAAATTGGTCATCAGTCTGGGAAACCAATAGGCATTGATCCAAGAATAGAAGCACAAGCAATATCGTTGCGTAACAAGAACGCGGCACAGATCAATCTTGAGAAACAACTTGGTATAGAAATAGGCGAGGTGGAAAACTATTTTCCACACGTTGCCACGCCAGCGGCATTACGCGCTATCGGGAAAGAGAGAATTCTGGATATCTTCCGAAAGAGCGAACTACAGCATGCCTCGACGCGAGAGCGAAACATTCTTGGATCGGTGGAAAGCATCAACCAGAAGAAAATACTCGGCGTCGATGAGTTCTTTTATACCGACCCAGTTATCGCCCAAGCGGTTCGTGATATCCGCCATGCGAACTCTGTTTCTTCTGCAAACTTTCTGAATGAAGTCGGAACGAAGTTCGGACAAACCGCTAACGCGCCTTCTCATTTCGTGGATACCGGAATCGCCACATTGAAAGGAACGAAGTTCGACCCAGAGGTTGCCGGTTTCCTGAAACGAAACTACGCCGCGTTGAACAGCACGGAAGAGACACTCGATTTCTTTAAGGTCTACGACGAAGCACAGAACTGGTGGAAGATGTGGTCCCTCGGTGCTCGCCCGGCCTATCACATGCGGAACATGGTCGGTAACGTCTGGAATAATTATCTGGCCGGAGTGAAGAACCCGGCGGTTTATAAACTGGCGGGCGAAGTGGAGGTGATGGAAACCACTGGTAAGTTCACCGGGAAGATCGGAAACTTTCCGACAAAACAAGTTTATGATGAAGCCCTTAATAGGGGTGTTCTAGGTAAAGGGCAGTACCACGGCGATATTGCCCAAGGAGTTTTACGCGAAACCGAAGCTGCGCTTTCAAAACTAAATCCCGGTAATTTGCTCACGCCGTCCACGAACAATACCATTCTCAGAGCGGGCTTCAAGTTCGGACAGAAGCTGGAAGAGAACGCACGCCTCGCTCATTTCATAGACCGCGTGAAGAAAGGCGACACTTTCGACCAAGCCGGAAAGAGCGTTAAGAAATACCTCTTCGACTACGAAGACCTGAGCCAAGTTGAAAAGAAAGGATTTAAGCGTGTGATGCCTTTCTACACATGGACACGAAAGAACATTCCATTGCAAGTCGAAGCGATGCTTGAGAATCCGCAGAAGTTTCAGAAAGTGAATCTGTTGAGGAACAACATTTCTACCGGCGATGAACCAGATCAAGAAAATGTTCAGGACTACATAAAAAAAGCTGGCCCAGTTTACGTTGGGGAAACTCCGGAAGGCGACCCAAAGACATTCACTTTGTCTGGATACGCGCCGTTCATGGACATTCAAAAGATACTTTCTCCGAAAAGAGAACTGATGGGGATGGTTTCTCCATTTATAAAAGAACCGCTTGAACAACTATTTAACTACGACACATTCAGGGAGCGGGCGATCACTCAATACGATGGGCAAGTCGTGGATTTTATCGGCGTCAAAATGCCAGCATGGCTAGCCCACGTCGCCCGCAACATTGTAATGGTCAACGAACTAGATAGAGCAAACCCTTTCAATATCTTTGGGCAAAATCAAGTTGACGAAGCCACTGGTGAACGCCAGCAATCAAACAGTTTTGGCATGGAAGAAGAGCTTGGCGTGGGGCCGTTTGCCATCGGCACGCCGCGTGAAAGCAGACAGGACATGCAGGGCGGCGATAGAGCGTTGCAATACTTTACCGGACTAAAGGGCACTGGTGTTGACGAAGAGAAGGGCAGCGCATTTCGCTCTTTGAGAATAAAGAAAGACTTGGATAGTTTAAAAGTGTATTTACGACAGGCGAAACGACGCGGAAAGGAACGAGAAGCCGCTGGCGTTGAATCTGCAATCGAAAAGTACATGGAAAAACTTGACGAAGAAAAATAATAAAGGACACCACTAATGCCCAAGGACGGGTTCAACCAGGAGAACCAAGGATGCGCGCATGCAGATTGAGGACGGGAGAATAATTGGATGGCTATGGTGGGCAGTTACAGCCGTTCTGGGTGGGATTGTCTTCTTGCTTGGGTTTATCTACAGCGCCGACAAAAAGCAGATGAACGCCGACCGAGCTAGGATTAAAACCTTGGAGGAAAAGATGTCACAAGCGGCAACGATGCCACAAGTAAAGGAGCTAGTTGACGAAGTGAAGGAGGAGTTTAAAGGGGATCACACCACGATCCTGATAGCCATTGGCGACAGCCACGAACAAACACGCGAATACATTAGAGATATGTTCGATGCCCGCGAAGGCAAGTGGAATGGGAGAAACCGGAGGAAGAACTAATGCCATCACTCTCTATCGCTTCAAAGGTTAAACTCGGTGAATGCCACCCAGACCTGAAACGCTTGGTGGAGGAAGTAGTAAAGAGCATGGACGTAACGGTTATCTGCGGGCATCGTCCGAAAGACGAACAGGACACAGCCTTTGCCGAGGGACGATCAAAAGTACAGTTCCCAAATTCAAAGCACAATGCCAGCCCATCGAACGCCGTGGACATCGCCCCCTACCCGATTGACTGGAATGACGTGCGCCGCTTTTACTACATGGGCGGATACGTTCTGGGGGTGGCCGAAAGGCTTGGCATTAAAGTTCGCTGGGGCGGCGATTGGTCGGGCAACTTCGACATCAAAGACCAAAATTTCCACGATTTACCGCACCTGGAGCTAGTGACATGAACTTCCTATTCAAAGTCCTGTTCATTATCTTTCTGGCGGTCGCGTTTACGTGGAACCTGATAACAAGCGTATGGGCCTCCGGCCACTTGGTTGAGACCCGCTACTGCTGGCCCATTGTGAGGGACGCTAACGGTGTGATCGTCAGGAGTACGGCTGTAACCAGAGAGTTTAAAAAAGAGCACCCCTGTCCGGCAACAGGGCTGACCTATGGAGCCTGTGTTGGCTGGCAAATGAACCACGTTATCCCTCTAGCTTGTGGTGGTTGCGATGCCGTGAGCAACATGGACTGGATGCCGGTGGAAATAAAGAACTGCTCGCAGTGGTATTGTCGTGATCGTTTCGAGCGCAAGATTTACGGTAAATATCCTGGTACAAACTGCACCGCTCCACCACTACGTTGACAATAAACACACTAACATTGACAAAGAGGTGAAACATGGTTGACAAAGTAAACGATAAACTAAAGGGCTTCCGTGGAATCCTGACCATCCTCGGTACTTGGGTAATGCTGTTCATCGACACTTTCTTCGCTCAAGTGTCTGGGTTTTCTCCGGAAGCACTCAAGATCGCCTTTCTTGCCACCCTTCCCATTACTGCTAAACTGATCTGGACTGAGGCCAAGCCTCGGGTTATGGAGTGGCTGAAATGAAAATCTACGCCTACCTAGCAGCCTTTGCAGCCGCCCTAGCAGCCTTGTGGGGCGTGTATCACGCCGGAGGTGCCGGATGCCGGGAAGCCGCCGCACAAGCCGCTAGGGAGCGCGGAGAGGCCCAGATCATGCATCTGGTGGAGCTTGAGGAAGCCCGTAAAACGAGAGAGGTTAAATATGTCGATAAAGTGCGTATTGTCAGAGAATCTACCGATAGTTGCCTTGGCGTTCCTTTGCCTCCTGCTATTCGGATGCAACTCAACGGTGGTGATGAAAAACAACCCTCTACTGACGAGAGACTGCGACAGCCCAAAGTTGTCGGGTAACACCTACCGGGACGCTCTGCTGCTTTCCATCGAGCAGGCCAAAGCCCTAGACGAGTGCAGCGGTCGTATGAGGGTGTTGGCTAAGTAGGGCTGTTCGGCACGTCTGGAACAAGCAGAACCTTTGCGCCGTTGCACACGTCGCATGTCCAAGACGTAGCTGTTGCCACCCATTCATGAACATCACCGGCAATGTATGGTGGCTTGGAAACTGTGCCTTGTCCGTCACACTTCGGGCATTTCTGGTAATGCATGGTGTCCTCCTGGTTAAGTACCCATCTGCTCTTTTCTCCACTCTTCCCAGCTTGGATCAGTTGCCTTGTGATTAATCCAGTCTGGATGATCCGGTTTAGCCTTGAACGGTTCTTTAATGCGCGGATAGCAACGCCCGCATAGTTGTCTGTACTTAGGCGAATGAAGCATGTGTTTTGAGCAGAAGTACAGACCGCACCCACGATCCCCGCCATACGGTTCCCACCCGCAAACGAACGACAATCCTCGGTCAATCTCTTCGTTACAATCTGGATGATCGCAGTACGCCGGTACACCGTAACCGATGTCCCGCTTCCATTTATCGTCCCACCCAATTGACCATGACATATTATGTACCCATCTGCTTTAAGTTCTCACGGCGGATGGCTCTAGCCTGTTCTGCCATGTTCATTTGTTGGCCTCCTTCCTCGCTTCCTTCTTGAGCATCAGGTATGTCGCCCTAGTGCTGTTCACAGCCACAAGCATACCGTTCGGCATCTTGTGGTAAGCCCGTTTCGGTAAGCCGATGGTGTCGTTTAATGCCTTCTTGCGAAGGGTTTTAAGGTCTGTTGCGTATTTCATTTGTTGGCCTCCTCGATCATTTGCTTGGCAATGGTTCTCGCAAAATCCCCGTCGCATATTTCAATATCCGTTGAGTTCAAAATCATCCGGTAGCCACCCAGCATCTTCTCAGCTTCCGCTTCCAGTTCCGCTATCCGTGCCTCGGCATCCATTCTGTAGGGTCTGAGTTTTACCGTTGTAGACACATCTGCCGGTGGGCAGGCTACATTTATAACTTTCCGAACACGCGGCTTACTATAAGCCGTCCCGTTTTCATTTTTTATTCCTGCCGCCATATTTCCCCCCTAGTAGGGTCTGAGTTTGATTGTCATATGGTTGGAACCTGATAAACCATGGCCTGATAATATTCACAGGTTCTATAAATGGGGTGATATACAACACACACTCCGCCACAGGGTGACCATCCTAGTTTGATGCTGGACATAACCGCTTCCATCAGAGCAAACTGATGACTCCCAGACTCTATTTTGTATTCCATAATTCCCTCCTGGAGTTACCTCGAAACCTCTCTTTAGGTAGTGGCCGTATCAAGCAACCTTTCAGCAACACACGGCCCACAAATCCAATATGTACCTTCGACGTTGACGGCTGGAAGGTTGCCACACACGCTGCAACCACCACCTGAATCGGAAATCATCTTTTGCCCAACAGCCGCAGTAATGGCCTTGGCCGCGCCTCGGTGGAACTTTGTTAGTTCATTCTTCGGGCCAAACGGAGCAAAGTAATCGGCCTGTTTCTCATGCCATGCAATTACTACGTTTAGTTTTGTCACCTCGAAACCTCTCTTGTAAGCTGTACAACTTTATTTTCTTCTGGTGCCGGAAGAAGGTTCTGTGAGTTGATGTGGTCAACCACGCGCATACCGGAAGGAAGTAGCATGTGGGGCATAAAGGCCGCGTCGAAGCTCATGATGCCACATTCAACGGCTACCACTTGTCCCTTCACCCAGTCCCGCAAGACAGAGCACACAGACACCTGCGCCTGTGCTAGCGCCTTCTTGTCATGATCTGCCCGCGTTGTTCTTCCTGAATACCTCCACGGATGTTCTTTAAGCCATGCAGACGCATATCCCTTCCAAGAAGCTTCGAGCGATACCTGACGATTCTTCCACTTGAATTGCACGATGGTCATTCCCCTCTCCGCGTCGGTCATCGTTCCAAAGCTCTGACAGCCGAATTTTGCAAGGGTGCGCTGTAGTTCGACCAATGCCTTGTCACCTGCTGTAGCTGTTTCGTATGGCAATCTCATATTTCTACCTCTCTAGTTGTCTTGTAAGACGTATGCGGTACTGATCCATGGATTCACCCAAGCATCTTTCGCATTTTACTGAGTGAGTTTTCAACAAGTTCCGGGTCACGTTCCGGCCTTGGTAGGGCCACATAATCCTTGTGGTAGTACGGCACTTTTTCAGGCAGGCACATGGCTCGGAACTCACTCAGTGTCGGGGGCCAGTCTTCGCCGCTGTCGTTTGGGCCACGCTCAAGGCAATGCACAAGCCCTGTGCCGACCTGTGCTGGCGTTATGCCATGCAGACCTTTGCGCCAAGTCCCGTCGTCTTCTGGCCCGTAGCTACTGGTCCAGCGGTGGCCGTACATTCTTGCCATCCGCTCCCAAATCTGGCGCATCTGGTTGTCGGTTAGCACGTTGTCTGGCGCGTTCGTTTGCTGCTCTGACTTTGCCGACGGCTGAGTTATCAACTTGCTGATGTGTTCCATGTTTTCCTCCGCTTCGTTTTTCCCACGTTATGACCGCAGCTTTCCAGTCCTTCATTGGGTTCTTGCCTACCTTCCAGCCGTTTGAGTCGTAGAAGCTGATAAAGGCTTCTGGGTCTACGGTGTTTCCTCGTTCGTAGCAGTAGGCTTTTACATCAACGTGTGTTGGCTTCTTGAACGCACTGGACGCTTTAGCGTCCTTCTTATCTTTAAGTTCTGTATATGCTTTTGCTTTTGCTTCTGTATTGTCTACACAACGTACATTGTCATTGACAGTAATTGACGGATTAAGACGCTCTCTGTACTGAGCCTGCTTCAATCGGTTATACTCACGTCTTTCGTCTAGGCCCATCTTGGCCCTGTACTTGGCATGGTTGAGTAGTTGCCATCCACCATCTATGGCCTGTATGCGGCGACCATCGTGCTCTTGGGAACGCGAGTCAGGGTCAGGAGCAGACAATCGAGCCAGCGCCTTCCTAGTGGCCTCTACGGGGATTCTGGCGAAGTCAGCAAGGCCCGGAACACTTCCTTCTGCTATACCGTCTTTGTCGGCCATAGCGAGAAGGGTAATCCAGACGATTCGAACCTCCATCGGCTCGCGCCAAACGGTCGAAGCGAGGATGGAATTGAACAACTTTGTGTATCCAGACATAGCAGCCATGTTACCGTCCTGTCAGCAATTGTCAAACATTTTTATCGGGGATACTCGGTGAGGCTTTTTTCGTTCTCGCCTTCTGCCATTCTGAATGCTCCAAAGCAGTTCCATAACGTACCCTGTCTGGGTGCCCCATAGCCGCTTCGTAACAAGTTTCTTGTCCATGTGGGTAAGAACGGCTACCACAACAAAGCCAGTAGTTCACTGTGTCATCAACCGGATTTGGGCCTTTCATTTCTTTAACCTCAAAAGAACATCCACTAAGTCAGCCCTAAGCCTGTCTTGGTGGCATGCGGTACAAATTCTGTTTATCGGCCTGCCCATTCTGTTTCTATCTGGGACGGTGGCAGGTTTAAGTTTGCACA